CTGCCTGCCGGCGCGTACTCGACGGTGAACTCGACCGTCTTGGGCGAGCGCTTGCCGGGCGGGTCATTTTCGAAAAACGCCAGCCCGGTGTCGAAGGTGAGGTCGACGGAGATCTGGTCGACGTCGGCCTGCGTCGTGCGGGTTGCGGTGTCGCCCGGCGCCTTGAACCCGGCCCCGGGCTGCTCCTCGAAGACGTCGTTGGTGTAGAGGGTGAGCTGCGCGTCGTTGGGATAGCCCTGGCGGACCTCGTACTGCACGTCCTCGAAGTCGGTGAGCGGCGTCTCGCCGATCTTGAGGTCGGTGACCTGCAGCGGCCCATAGCCGAGGCAAAAGACCAGGTGCAGATACTGGTCGCTGCCGACGATCTCGGTATAGGGCAGCGCGGCATAGGGCGGCGTGAGCTTGTGCCGGCCGAACAGCCGCGGCACCGGGCTGTAGCGGCTCACCTGGTTGCGCGCGCCGGCGATCGAGTAGGCCGGGCTCGAGGCCCGGCCGAGCTGTTGCTGCGGCGGCTTGGGCGGCGGGATGATCGCCTTGAGGACCAGGTTGCCGATGAAGCCGATCACGCCGGTCGCGATCGCGCCGCCGATCTTGAGCGCGGTGCCGGTGAGCCCGATCGCCCCGGCCAGCGCCGGCCCGGCCCAGGCGGCAAACGCGGTGACCGCCAGCGCCAGGACGATCATCAGGATCGACTTGCCGCCGCCGCCGGCGCGGCCGGGCACCGCCCGCAGGGTGACGACGATCCCGGGCTTGGGCCGCACCCGGGTCCAGACCTCGCGCGGGATGTAGACCGGATCGAGCGCCAGGCCGGGATCGCTGAGCCAGACATGGATCCGGTCGCGAACGGCGTTCGCCCCGGCGGCCTCGAGGATCTCGGCGACGGTGAGGCCCGGCAGCAGCTCGAGGGTGCGCCGCTCGGTGCTGAACGGCCGCGGACAGGCGACGACGTGGACCCGGCCGGGGTCGAGCCGCAGCAAAGCCGGCGGCAGGAAGGATCCGTCAGGCATCGGGCGCCCCCCACCGATAGAACCCGACCACCCGCCGGCGCCAGCGCTCGCCGCGATAGTCCTCGATCGCCGCGTCGATGCCGCGGTCGACATGCAGCATGCGGCCGGGTGCCAGCACCACGCCCATATGCATCGGCTGGCCGAAGGTGCGCAGCAGGATGCCGTCGAGCTCGCGCTCCTCGCCCTCCGGCACCGGGTGCCAGCCGTCGATCGCCAGGCCGCCGCGCACCAGGCCGGCGATCGCCTCGGCATCGGCCCGGCCGACCCCGTCATGGCCGGCGAGGTAGGAGGGCAGCGCGACGCCGAGCCGCTCGGCATAGACCAGGCGCACCAGGCCCCAGCAATCGACGCCGGCCCGGCTGCGGCCATGGGCGAGGAAGGGCAGGCCGACATAGCCGGCCGCCCAGGCGGGAAGGTCCGTCATCGCTAGAACAGCCCCGGGAACTTGGCCGGCGTGAAGGAGTCGCCGGGATAGGGCTCGGAAAGCACGTCCTCGGCCGCCAGGTCGCCGGTGACGGTGAGCGCGTCATAGTCGACCCCGGTGAGCGTCATGACGAACGGCCCGGCCTCGACGGTGTCCGGGGTGGCCGCGAGCACGACCTCGAGGGTGACGCTCGGCGGCGTCGACAGCGCCCGCAGGCTGGCGACGATGTCGCGGTCGATGTTGTCGATGGCGATCCGGAGCCGCGGCGGCTGGTCGGGGTCCTGCGGCGGCAGCTCCATCTCGAAGGGATAGCCGACGAACAGGTTGCCCCGGCTGGTGATGTTCTGCGGGTTGTGGACCACCCGGATCGGCGTCGCCAGCGAGGCATGGGTGATGGTGAGCAGCGGCAGGAAGACCTCGTCGGTCTGCTGCGCGAACAGCGCCGTGCGGGCGCGGCTCGAGACGGTCACGGCAGCACCTCGAGCCCGATGGTGACCTCCCACAGCCCGGCCCCGCGGGCCGTCATGCGCGGCGGCTGGGTGAAGCGGACCGAGACGGTGGCGAGGGTGCGCGGGTGGACCCAGTCGAACGGCAGCGAGCCCGCGGCCGTGGTGTTGACGAAGAAATCGTCCAGGGTGGTGACCTGGCTGTCGCTGAGGCGATAGGCGACGGTGAGCGGCCGGACCGCGGCGGTGTAGCGCCGGCGCATCTTGGCGGCGCCGGCGTCCATCTGCGTCCGGAGCGCGATGTCAGGAAAGGTCTCCTCGTAGCCGCCGATCAGCGGGCGCGCCGGCAGGCTCACCGGCCAGACGATCGATGCCATCAGCGACGCGCCCCCGGCGCACGGTTGAGGCCGAAGCTGCGGCCGATCTCGCGCGACAGCGCGCCATTGGTGCGCACGTCGCTCACCAGGTGCCCGATCATGACCTCGATCAGCTCGTTGCCCTGCGCGTCCTGGCGGCGGCGGGTGGTGGCCTGCTCGCTCGAGTAGTTATTGACCACCACCGTCGTCTTGCCCTTGCCGAGCGCCGCCTCCTGTTCCGGGGTGCGCACAGTCTCGCCGCGCCGGAGGACCGCCGCGACCTCGCCCGGCGCCAGGCCGGGGCCGCCGCCCTGGTGGAACCGCGGCGCCCCGATCCAGGCAGCCGCGGGCACCAGGCGCATCGGCGCCGGGCCGCCGACCACGCCGCCGTCGTGGAAGATGCTGCCGATCCAGTCGCCGACATCGCCAAGCCAGCTCGAGCCGCCCGAGCTGGCACCGGCCAGGCTCGGATCCTTGGGATTGATGGCCCCCGAGCTGCCCCCGCCGAATATATCCCCAAGCACGCCGCCGAGGGTCGGCAGGTTGCCGCCGCTGAGCCAGTTCTTGATCGGGTTGATCAGCGCCAGCTTGATCAGCTCCTGCTCGATCTCCGAGAAGACCGCCTTCGCGAGGTCGCCGAAGCTGGCCATGTCGAGCTTGCCGGTCGCCATCGTCTGGGTGATCGCCGAGCCGATCCGGTCGAACGCCTGGTCGAAGACGTTCTCGATCTCCTTGGCGGCGGTGTCGTACTGGTCGGCGAGCTGCTTGACCGCGCGGTCGTAGTCCTCGCGGCTCAGCCCCTCGGCGAGGAGCTGGTTGAGATGCGCTTGCGCGTCGGCGTAGCGCTCGGCCGAGGTCCTGACCTGGTCGTGGACCTGCGCGATCTCCCGCTCGCTGTCGGCCAGCTCGGCCTGAAGCGCCTTGGCCTCCTCGTCCGCCATCGCCTGACGTTGCCGGGCGTCGACCAGGCCGTTGATCGCGTCGACCTCGTCGCCGGTGAGCAGCGGGCTGTCGCGCAGCCCGGCGTCGTAGTCCCGCTGCGCAGCGGCGCTCGCCTTGACCAGCGCCTGCTCGCGCTCGCGCGCATCGCCGGTCTGGCCGAGCAGCGCGTTCTCGTCGCGCATCGACTGCAGCAGCTGGTCGAGCGCCGCCGTCTCCTCCCGCGTCGCCGCGGCGGAGGATTTCGGGGTCGCGACCGAGCCGGCATCGACGCCGGCCCGGGTGCCGCGGCCGACGGTGCCGCCCGGCGCGTCGACGATGCTGTGCAGCTCCTTGAGCTGCGCCGCGATCGCTTCGCCGCGGGCCAGGACCTGCTCGGCCCGGGCGGCCGCGGCCTTGAGCCCGGCCTCGTCGCCGCTCTTCTGCAGCTCCTGGATCTTGACCTCGAGCTGCTCGGCCTCGCCCTGCAGCGCGGTGCGCTTGGCCTCGAGCGCCGTGATCTGCTGCTCCAGGTTCGGGCCGGGCAGCCGGCCGCTGCCGCCGGCGCCGATGATCTCCGGCAGGAACCCGCCGGCCGCCGTGCCCGCCAGCCCGCCATAGAGGCCGCCGACCCGGCTGCCCGTCAGGCCGCCGGCGAGCACGCCGAAGATGCGGATCAGCACGTCCGAGTGCTCGACGGCGAAGCGCAGCAGCTTGCCGAGGTTCTCGCCGAGGTCGCGGGCGCCCTGCTGGAACGCCGGGTCGGTCATCAGGTCGGCGATCTTCTGGAAGCTGCCCTTGAAGCCGTCGATCAGCCCGGTGTTGAAGCTGGTCTTCAGGCTGGCGCCGAGTGCGTCAAGCTTGTCCGACGCGTCCGCCGCCTTCTTCACCAGGTCCTCGGCCATCACCGCGCCGACCTGGCGGGCCAGCGCGAAGAACTCCTTCAGCCCCTGGGAGCCGTTGGCCAGCGTGTTGAGGAACGCCGCACCGTCGCGCCCGAACAGGTCGCGGCCGAGGTTGATCCGCTCCGCCGGGTTCGCCACCTTCTGCAGCGCGTCGGCGACGTCGAGCAGCAGGTCCGGGATCGGCCTTATGTTGCCCTGCAGGTCCTTGAGCGGCACGCCGAGCCGGTGCAGCGCGTCGACCGCCTGCCCGCTGCCCTTCGCCGCGTTCGCCACCCCGTCGGCGAAGATGGTCAGGATCTGGTCGAGCTTGTCCGCCTCGATGCCGGTCTGCTGGGCGGCGAACCGCAGCTCCTGCAGCGCCTCGACGTTGATGCCGAGCTTGTCGGCCGAGTCCTGCAGCGCGTCGGCCCAGTCGAGCGCGTTGCGCAGCAGCAGCCCGACGCCGGTGGTGCCGGCCAGCGTGCCGATGATCGTGCGGAAGCTGGCCGCCTGCTCGACGGCGGTGCGCAGCGATTCGCGCAGCTTGCCCGCCGTCTCGCCGAGCCGCAGCAGCCCGGCCGAGGCGGGTGCCGCTCCGGCCTCGATCGCCCGCAGCGCGGCCTTGCCGTCCTTGCCGAACTGCTCGAGCGCCAGCTTGGCCGTCGCGGCGTCCTGGACCGAGATCCGTATCGACAGGTTGCGTTCAGCCATCAGGCTCGCTCGTCCTTCTCACTGACGTCGGCGCGCGCCTTCGCGAAGCCGGCGACCATGCCGGCCTCGGCCGCCGGCAGCAGCTCGATCATCGTCCCGAGATCGGCGCCGGCGATCTCGGCCAGCCGCAGCGCCACGCCCATGTCGAGCCCGGTGGCGCCGCCCATCCCTGCCGCCCGGACCTGGCCCTGGCAGCGCGTCAGCACGTCCCAGGCCTGCATGCCCTCGAGCGACTGCAGCTCGTGCTCGAGATAGGGGCAGAGCTGCCCCTCTACGCGATCCCCTCGGGCGCAGGCGAGCCCGTGTTCCCGGCACCCTTCGCAGTATCCGGCGCCGCCGCCGAAGTGCCACTCGGCGCGGCGCCGGATCCGTTTCCCTCGGCGACCAGGGCGGCGAACGGCTCGGTCGCCTGGCGCAGGAAGGCGCCGGCCATCGCCGGAATGTCGAGCAGCTCGCCGAGCGTCGCGTCGTTGAGCGGCGCCGCCGCGCTGCCGTCCGCGGCGAGCACGCCCTGCCAGTCGTCGACCACGTGCCGCGCCAGGATCTTGACCAGCAGCGTCTCGGCCACGCCGGCCAGCACGTGCTCGTCCTCGAGGTCGGGCAGATTGGCGGGATCGAGCCCGGCCAGCAGCAGCGCAGCGCGGTTGTCGCGCAGCGCCCGGCCGAGCGCGTGGGCCTCGGAGCGGGCGGCCGCCAGCACCGCCGCGTTGAACGGGCGCACCCGCAGGCGCACGCCGTAGCCGAGATCGAGCCACCGCGGTTCGCGCGGCAGTCCCAGGCGCAGCATCAGCTGTAGGCCGAGACGTCGTTGATCAGGGTCGCGGTGAGCATCGCGCTCGAGCCCGCGATCTGGAACCCCTGCCAGGCGAACGAGGCCTGGATCCCGCCGGGGCCGGCCACCGCGATCTTGGGCTTCGGCAACCGCACCTGGTTGACCAGCAGCGTGAGCTTGCGGTTCGCGCTGATCGTGTAGGACAGCTCGATCGAGCAGGTGGTGCTGCTCTCCGCCGCCGCCAGCAGCGTGGTATCTGCGAAGCGCGCGTCGATCGTGCCGTTGCAGGACGCCATGGCGGGGTCGATGCCGTCGATCAGCCCGTCCGAGCGGATCGCCGGCACGGCCTCGAGCCCGTTGGCATAGGTCAGGGTGGCGGCGGTGACGTTGGCCAGCGCCGAGCCGTCCTTCTTGATCGCGCCCTGGAACTGCGAGAACGGCGTGTAGGTCGCCACCGTCGGCGTGCCGCCGCTGGTCGAGCCGCCCCGCGTCTCCTTCTGCCCCAGCAGGTTCAACGTGCACTGCGCCGCGCCCGAGCGGGCGAAGCTGAACGCCATCGAGCCCACGAGAACGCCGGTGTGGACGAAGTAGGCCGGGACCTCTGGCATGCCGATCTCGAGCGCCCGGCTCGGCAGGCTGGCG